TTAGTAACACCCTAATGTCCTATTTTTAAATTTACTATTTACTATGTAATAATAGTAGATATAAAATTAACAATTAACAATTACGACTATGCCAGACAATATTAAAAAAGGTTTCAAGATGGAGCCGAAAGGAGCATATATGAAAATGATGGGTGATAGAGGTATACCAAAGTACAGCCTTCCAAAAATGGAAGAGCCTATGAAAAAAGATTATGTAGACTTCAATAACCCAAACATCGAAAAAGCATATAAGAATAATCCTAAATTTAGAGAACATCTAAAAAACAAAGGCGTTACATACGATCCTAAAACAAGAGTATCAAAAACTGTAAAGTCTTTGAAAAAAATGGACGAGCCTATGAGCAAAATGCACTCTCCAATGGAAAAGATGCATGCTATGAAAAAAATGCATTCACCAATGGAAAAAATGGAAGAGCCATTAAAAGACATGCACTTAAAGAAAATGGAAGATGATGCAATGAAAGCAATGAAAGATCCTGTAGCAAGAATGAAAGAGCCTATGGCTGCTATGAAAGATCCTATGGCTAAGATGGACCCTATTAAAAAATACGAAGACTCTATGCCAAAAATGATGGATCCTGCTAAAAAAATGAGAACTGGATCTTTAATGAGAAAAGATTACAGCATGCAGAAAAAAGCTAGCGAAGCTGAAATACAAGCTGCTAAGTCAAAAGCAATGGCTGGTGGTATGCCAGAAGAAGTTGCTAACAATATATTTACTAAATATAAAGAGTAATAATGCAAAAGCTATCGCCACAAGCTAGAGCTAGAAAGCGAGCTCGTGACTTAGCTTATGCTAAAACGACTGATCGTAAACGTAAAAAAGCAGAAAATCAAAGAAAAAGACGTGCTGCTAAAAAACGTGGATTTAAACTAGCAGGTTTAGATTATGATCACAAAACCAAACGATTTACAAGTATAAAATCGAACCGCGGAAACAGAGGACGTGGTACGAAACGAGAATAAACCTCCTCTGTAAACCTTAAATAAACCAAAATGACTTATTTATATTATAAAACAAGTACGGCATCGTACAACCAGAAACCTAGTAAAGAAACTATTGAACATTGGGAGCATTTAGCTACCAAAAGTAATTGGAGAATAACGCAATTACCAAATGGTTTCTATCAAACTGAGTGTTTACGTCCAAAATCTGATGATGACTGGCAAGATGTAACACGAAGAGAGACCGTAGAAGGTGCAGAAGCAGCAATTGACGGAAGCATCGACCACTTCTCAAAGAAACTAGAGGCTACAAAAGGCCCAAAAGTCGTAAAAACATTCAAATAAATCAAATTAAATTAAATTAAATGGAATATAACTTACCTAGTGAGCTCATCAAAGAATTAAACTTTGGTGAGCAAGCTAAAAACAAGATAATAGCTGGCGTTGATAAGCTAGCTGAAGCCGTAAAATCCACGTTAGGCGCTTCAGGAAAGTGCGTTATTTATGAAGATGGACGCGGCAAACCGGTCATAACAAAAGATGGTGTAACCGTTGCGCAAAGCGTAGTCTTATTTGACCCGGTTGAAAACATAGGGGCTACATTAATTAAAGAAGCGGCTAGCAATACAGTTGGCGAAGCCGGTGATGGCACAACAACTGCCACTGTTTTAGCTCAATCTTTACTAAAAGAAGCCAATGCTGTGCAAAAAACTGGAGTTTCTACAAGAGAAATCAAACAAGGCATACAATCTGGGCTTAAAAAAATCAATAAATATTTAGATAATACAAAAATTGACGTAAAAGGCGACATGTTAAGCGCTGTTTCTGCTATTTCATGCAATAATGACAAAGAACTTGGTAAAATTATAGCAGAAGCTTACGAAAAAGTTGGTAAAAACGGTGTAGTTTTAATGGAAAGCGCAGAAGATGACAAAACACACGTAAAAATTGTAGATGGAGTACAATTTCCTAACGGTTTAACGTCAACTCATTTTGTAACTAACAAAGAAAAGCAGGTTTGTGAGCTAGAAAACCCGTTTGTATTAATATCTATGACAGAAATACCAAATGTTAGGAAAATACAAAAAGTTTTAGAGCATGCTATAAAGAGAAACAGAGCAATACTTATAGTAGCGCCTGTGTCTCAGCAAGTAAAAGCAGCTTTGTTAATGAATAAAGCAAAAGGTAACATAAAAGTTAATATAATTGACTTACCAGGCTTTGGTCCTACTAAAAAAGACACGTGTGAAGACTTAGCAGTATTAACAAACGCAACAGTAATCAATGAAGATCTTGGTGATGATTTAGATCTTGTTGACATAAACTGTTTAGGTGAAGCAAAACTTTCTTCAACAGACGAAGGGTCAACAGTTATAACTACAATAGATGATATTCAAGAGAATTTACAAGAACGAATCAAATTCGTTTCAAAACTCATTGTTAACGAAAAAAATGGTTTCATTAAGAAAAAGCTGGAACAAAGACTGTCTATGTTATCGGGTAGTGTTGGAATCGTCAAAGTGGGTGCTAATTCTAAAGTAGAGTTAAAAGAAAAACGCGATAGAGTTGAAGACGCTATATTTGCTACTAAAGCAGCGTTGAAAGAAGGTATAATACCCGGTGGTGGTGTAGCACTGTTAAACGCTTCACAAAAAATATCTCCTGATAGTGTTGGCGAAACAGTGTTGTTAAACGCTATAAAATCACCATATAATACTATATTAGAAAACGCAGGTATAGATAATTATATACCATTACATGAGGGTAACGGTATAGATGTTATTAGTGGTCAAGATGTTGATATGGTGTATGCAGGCATTATAGATCCTGTGCTTGTAACTAAATCTGCACTTAAAAATGCTGTTAGTGTAGTTTCAACTATTATATCAGCTGACTGTGTAATATCAAACGCAAGGGCTAATGAGGAAAAAGTACAGTAATTTTTTATCAGAACAAGATATTTCGTATTTATATAATACTTTAGTTATTAGTGATAAATACTATGTTTTAAAAACAAAAAATAAAGTAGTTGATAAAATAATAAACAAATTAAAGTTAGATTTTAATTTTACTGTAAAAGAACAATCTTATTTTAAAATAGAACAAACAAGTCAAGCTGGTCACGACTGGCATTTTGATACTGGTTCAAATAACCATATGATGTGGTGTGAGCTTGGTGGTACAACTTTATTAAAAGCAGATAATACAGGAGGTAAAACATATTATAAAGAAAACAATAAGGTTGTAGAAGTTGAAAGAGGTATAGGTGACTTGTGTGCACATAGTTCTGATTTAGAACATAAGGTTGATCCTACAACAGGAGATAGACAAGTATTTTTAATTTTTATTTAATTTAATATGAAAGCATTAAACAAATTTCTTATAATAAAGAAACATAAAATAGAACCAAAAAAAGTTGGCGGTTTATTAATGACTGAAAAAATAGATGAAGACAATAGGTACATAAAAGGTACTGTAGTTTCAGTTGGAAACCTAGTTGATTATATAAAAGAAAAAGATGTTATTTACTATGATAAACATGCTGGTCATGGTTTAAGTTTAAAAGACACGCTTTACCATGTAATTAAAGATATAGATGTAGTAATAGTAGAATGATAATAACAGCTCAAGATATTAGAGAGTTAAACCTTTTTAAATATTATAGATTAGTAAGAAAATGGGCTTGTAAAACTTACAACATAACCGACGCTGATCTAGAGCTGTTAATATATTTAGACTGTAAAGGTAGATTTACTCGTAATGATTTTATAAATGGAGTATATACTTATTCATGGGATAAAAATAGATGGGAAAGATTAAGACGTGGAGGTTGGATAGAAGCTTGGAGACATAGAAACAGAACGACTATAAAGTATTCTATATTTAAAACTTCATTTAAATGTAGTCAGCTAATAAGCAGAATATATAGAATACTGTTAGGTGAAGAAGACTTACCAACATCAGAACGAAGTAAATTTTTTAATAATATATCATATACAGATAAAGTATACAATAAAGCTATAGATGATATGATAAACGACAAAGACAGATAATGGGATTTAAATTAGGTACAGGTAGAAAATCTATTTACGATAATCAAAAAGGCTTTACATTAAAAAGAACAAAGCTAGATCCTGGCGTGTTAGGTTTAGCTACTAAAAATAATATTATACACGTTAACTCAAATGTTAAGCCTGGTAGTAAAATGTACAAAGAAGTTATAGCTCACGAGTATGATCACATGAAAAGAATGAATAGGGGTGAGTTATCATATGGTGATGATTATATAAGACACAATAATAAAACTTATCATAGAAAAGACGGTAAAGTTAAATATAATGGTAAGTGGCATATGGAAGGTAGTAAAAGCTTGCCTTGGGAAAAATTAGCTTATAACAGTGAAAAAAAATTAACATAATGGCATTTAAAATGAAAGGGTTTATGAAAGAAAACCCAAAAGATAAACAAGGAACTAAACCTGGTCAGTACACAGGTGCTGGTATTCCAGAAAACTTATACAACGCTGATGGTAAATCTATTAATACTAACAATATAGATGAAGGCAACTTAAGCAAAATAAAAGTAGAGTCTGGTACTAATAGAAAATACGTAGAGTATGTAGAAGGTCCAAAAGCAGGAGGTAGACTATATTTAAGTAAAGCTAAAAAAGATGCTAAGTAAAATATTTTCAGCCGGTGCAACCGAGTTAGTAAAAAACGTAGGTGGAGTTTTAGACAACTTAACTACGACAAAAGAAGAAAAATTAGCTGCACAAGCTAAAATTAAAGATATGATTATGGGTTATGAAGCTGAGATGCAAAAGCAAGTAACAGAGCGTTGGAAGATGGATATGAACTCAGACTCATGGTTATCTAAAAATATAAGACCTTTAGTTCTTGTGTTTTTAGTAATTAGCACTGTATTACTAGTATTTATTGATGCTGGTTTTATAACGTTTCAAGTGCAAGACAAATGGACTGATTTATTACAATTAGTTCTTATTACAGTTATAGGTGCCTATTTTGGTGGCCGTAGCTTAGAAAAAGTAAAAAAATAATAATTAAAATTAAATATAATGGCAAAAGAAGAAATGGTTGACTTAAAACCAGAAAAAATAAGTGAAGAAAATTTAAAAGAAGTTCAAACTGTAGTAGCTAAAGTTAACGAACTACGCATGGAAATAGGTAGACTAGAAACTAATAAACATGCTTTGCTACATACTTATGCTGGTGTTAATGACGAGCTTAAGGTAATACAAAATAAACTTGAAAAAGAATATGGCACTTGCAATATAAATATTCAAGACGGAACAATACAATATCCAGAAAATGCAGATAATAAGAAAGATTAGTGTCGGTAAAGATTATAAAACCGATGCTATGCATTATGCTGTAGGTCAAGAAGTATATGGTGGTCATACTATATGTGATATTATAGAAGAAGACGAAAAGTTTTCTATATATATTAAAAAGAATAAAACTGTAATACCTTGGAAAGACTTTAATAAAAACATGGCTATATCTGTTGAGTATAATTTAGAATACTAATGAAAAGTCCGTTTTATTTTATAATAGAACCAAAAGGCGAAAGATACAATAATGTTAAAAGTATAGGTGACAAAGAGCTAATAATAAACGCTGACATATCAAAGCATGAGTTTATAAATAGGCAAGGTATAGTTAAATCTATACCTTTAGCCTATAAAACAGAAATAGAAGCTGGTGACAATGTTATAGTTCATCATAATGTTTTTCGTAGGTGGCATGATGTAAAAGGTAGAGAAAAAAATAGTAGAAGTTTTATCAACGAAAAAAGTTATTTAGTTCAGCCTGATCAAATATACGCTTATAAAAGATTTTGGCGTTGGAGACCTATTCAAGGTTATTGCTTTGTAAAGCCAGTAAAAAACGATTGGAAATATAGTTTATGTCCAGAAAAACCTTTAGTTGGTATGGTAAAATATAGTAGCAACTATTTAAAAGAAGGTGATATAGTAGGCTTTTGTCCAAACGATGAGTATGAGTTTATTATTGACGGTGAAAAGCTTTATAGAATAATGAATAAATTTATTACAATTAAATATGAACATAAAAGAAACGAAGAAGCTTATAATCCAAGCTGGGCATAGAGCTGTTGAAGAACTTATTAATGTTGCAAAAGAAAAAATAATAACTAACACAGAAGATGATGTTAGTGCTGATAGATTAAAAAATGCTGCAGCTACAAAAAAGCTAGCCATATTTGATGCGTTTGAAATATTAAACAGAATACAAGAAGAAGAAAATATACTTGAAGGTAAAGAGCCAGAAGAAAAAAAGCAAAGAGTATTTAAAGGTTTTGCTGAAGGTAGATCAAAATGAGTTACGAACAAACATTAGTTAAAATAATTAAACCTGTTAAACGTACGACTATAACTCGTATGAATAGAGGTAAAAAATGGAAATATGGATATAATAAAGAACACGATATTATCGTTATATCAAAAAACGGCACAATTAATGAAATCATTGAAATGCAAGGTTTACGAATCGCTTTACCAAAAGTGCCAGCCAATGTGTACATGCATGCCAAGCAAAAGTGGCAAAGAATAGAATATCCAAAAGAATTATCTAAACTAAAAAATATATTTGACTGGAGATCATATCCTGAGGAAGCTAAAGATCAGTGGTATGATTATATAGACGAAGAGTTTAAACGTAGAGACGAAGGTTTTTGGTTTAACAACAACGGTAAATCAACTTACATAACGGGTAGTCACTATATGTATTTACAATGGAGTAAAATAGATGTAGGCGCGCCTGATTTTAGAGAAGCTAATAGGTTGTTTTTTATATTTTGGGAAGCGTGTAAAGCTGACAAAAGATGTTACGGGATGTGCTACCTTAAAAATCGTAGGTCTGGATTTTCTTTCATGTCTTCTGCTGAAACAGTTAATTTAGCTACTATATCAAGTGATAGTAGATATGGAATATTATCAAAAAGTGGAGCTGATGCTAAAAAAATGTTTACCGATAAAGTTGTACCAATATCTGTTAACTACCCGTTTTTCTTTAAACCGATACAAGATGGTATGGATAGACCTAAGTCTGAGCTTGCTTACCGTGTACCTGCGAGTAAGTTTACTCGTAAAAAGATTACTGCTAACGAAAAGCAGGAAGACTTGGTTGGACTTGATACTACTATTGATTGGAAAAATACAGGTGATAACAGTTATGACGGAGAAAAGCTTACACTATTAGTACACGATGAAAGCGGTAAGTGGGAGAGACCTGATAATATATTAAATAACTGGCGTGTAACAAAAACATGTTTACGTCTTGGTAGTAGAATAGTAGGTAAATGTATGATGGGCTCAACATCCAACGCCCTTGATAAAGGTGGAGACAACTTTAAAAAACTATACAATGACTCAGATGTTACTAGACGAAACCGTAATGGACAAACAAAGTCTGGCCTGTATTCTCTCTTTATCCCAATGGAGTGGAACTACGAAGGATTTATTGATGAGTACGGAAATCCAGTCTTTGATAATCCAGATAATGATGTATACGGACCAGACGGACAGTTAATTGATTATGGTATTATAGATCATTGGCAAAACGAAGCTGACGGTTTAAAAAACGATCAAGATGCATTAAATGAATTTTATCGACAGTTTCCAAAAACTGAAGAGCATGCGTTTAGAGATGAAGCAAAAAATAGTATATTTAATTTAATAAAGCTATACGAACAAATAGACTATAACGAAGAGCTTGGTAGAACTTTAAATATAAGCACTGGTAATTTTCAATGGGTTAACGGAATAAAAGATACACAAGTAATATTTTATCCAGATCCAAAAGGTAGGTTTAAAGTAAGTTGGGTACCACCAACTCATATGCAAAATAAAATAATAATAAAAAATGGCACGAAATATCCTGGCAACGATCATATGGGTGCTTTTGGTTGTGATAGCTACGACATTAGTGGCACGGTAGATGGCAA